CTACATATATTAGGGACAAAAAAACAAAAAAAGACGAAGAATAATTTAATATTCTTCGTCTTTAACAACACAACACAACAAAAGGCTATTATGACCCTTTTGGGTATGTCTTTATGCGATTATTTTAGAGTCACCATAAATACGGATTTTATAATCAGCTTGAACATCATCAGAACCAGAAGTTCCTTTGATATTTCTTAATGGTCTAAATGTTAATTCATTTCTAAAATAACCATCACTATCCGTTATATTTGGAGATAGTGTTTGTGCCCTTGGAACAATTATTGCGAAAAGTTCTTGTGATGTTGGGTTTGATAAATCAACAGGATCACCATCAAAGACACGAATTTGCATAGAATAAGTAGTTTCACTATTAATTGCTTCCCAGAATTTGAACCAATTTGAGCTAACAACTGTAGAATTTGCAGGTCCTACACGCTCAAGTAATGGGTCAATTGTTATTCTTGGGTCACGAGATGTAATAGCAGTATATTTAACACCACTACCATCCATTTGACATTGGAAAGGTGATATTGTCAATCCTGTATCAAGAGAAAATTTATTAACGCAAAAGTTAATTTCGTTTCCTACAACAGGTGAACCATCATGATCCAATTCTTGGAGTGTGATATAAGTATATAACATTTTATTAGCTATAGTTGATAACGAATATTTATCCTCATATTCAAGAAGATTTAGAGGAGCAGCACTTGAAGCATATACTTCATATACTGAATCAACTTTACCAGTATAACTAAAATTCATTTTGAATGGTTTACCAGCAGATTCAGATTCAATTGTTAGAGTAGACATAGCACCAGCAATTTTATATTGAATTCCATATAATTCACCAGTATCTTTATCTTTAACACTTGCTTTATCTTGGATAACCATTGTGAGAGTTTCTAAATCTTTATCAGTAGTAGGATAGAATTCCCAGAACCCGTATTGTTCAATAGTGACATCCAAAGATGAATCAACATTTACAATAGTAGGGGTGTATTCTGATTTAAGACCAGCTCCCTCAAGATATTTTTTGTAAGGTAAACCGATATTACGATTTTGATAATCAGCAGAAGTCGCAGTATATGTTGGGTCATCTAAATCAAAAAGTCCTGATGTTCCATAATCAGCACTTACAGCATATAGTTGACCAGGAGCAATTTTCATATTGAAATCAATTGTTCCTTGTGTGATACCAGCAATTGCTTCATCTCTTGTATGGTCACCAGTTGCATATTTACTTGATTCGTCATCAAATTCAACTGTAAGAGACCCAAGAGAAAGCTCACGCACACGCACATTTGCATCTTCATTACCAATAGCAGAAACAGCAAAACCAAAATCTTGGTTAGCATCATAGAAGTTTGTTCCAGATGTATAAACTTCTTTTCTACCAGCTAATAGTCTATTCTCGGTTAACCAGCTATTTATATTAGCCATTATTACCTCCGAAAGTATTTTTTAAATTGTGTATCCAAACTTAATAACAAACATTTAAATCTGGATTTGAAAAACTTTGTGTATATTTAACCTCTAAATATATAATAATGTCACCTGTGCGGTATACTTTATTATCTTGTGTATACTTTCTTTCACTACGGACAAGATTACATCTATCCACAGTATCGTTTAGAGTATTGTTCTGTGCAATAACAAACTTAACATCTGATAATAATTCATTCATCTTACGATTTATATCAAATTTGCTATTTTGTGGAACAATATTCATACTATCATTTTGGACCCTACCAACAAGACGAAAGTAATCTTTATTGGCATATACATTAGCTGTGTGGTCATATGTATCTTCTCTTGGGTCTAAATATATATTAATAGATGGATACGAATTAAGTCCTGTTGGAGAAGTTTCCGTGACATAATTTTGTACATCTATCCATCCTTCGTCTTCTACATTAACTATATCAACAGATGTATAATATGTATATCCTGTTGGTTGTAATGTTCCGTCTATTTTTAATATTACATTTTTTAATTCTTCTTCTATTAATGAGAGTCTATCCATGATGTATCCTAACTTCTATATATGTGTCCGAAAGATACACTTCTATCTTCTCTTGTCTCAACTTTACCTGTAAACATTTCTTTTGTTATATCTGGTAATATTTGATTAATTAGATATTGACTTCTCTCAAATAGATCTTTATATAAATCATTTTCACCTATATCTATTTCATTTGCACCTATTAAATCTTGTGCGTATAAACTATAAGCATAGTTAATACCATATCGTCTTATTTGATATTGTATGGGTTGTCTTATTTCTAAGACATTCATTACACCCAATCTTTGTGCTAAATCTTCTATTTCCTGATTAGCTTGATCAATATACAATTGACGAACTGGTTCTGGTGTTTTATTAAAATTTATATTGGTAAAATCTGCTTTTGTTATGTATTCTTGTGCCATAATATCCTTCTATTTAAAAGTTTCAGCCATTGCTTCGTCAATGTGTTTACTGATAATTTCATTAATTCTATTCCAATTTTTCTTTATAGCATCATTTATGAAAGGATCGGCAGACCAAGTTCCTGTTCCATTATGAATATATTTTCCATAAGGAGCAATACCTTCATCAATATATGTTTTAACAATTAATGATGTAGCATTTTTTATACTTCTACTTTTAGTAGCATTACGAAGTTCACCCGTCCTATGATTATATCTATGTTCATTTCTTGCCGTTTTAGTTATCAATGTAGCAATATGTTTACGAGCTAATTTCATATGTCTATCTAAATTTTTCTGTAAATCTTCACCTATATTTTTTATATTTAAATCAACAATAGTTTTCATAGATACTGCCATAGCTTACTTCTTTTTCTTTTTAGGTCTTCCTGCTTTTTTCTTTTTAACAGGTTTAACATCTTCTACTTTGTCATCTTCTTCGTAAATTTGAACAGGTATTTTGTCAATAATAACTTCGTCAACTTTATCAACTTCGTCAACTATTACATCTTTAATATCAACATTTTCTACATAATCTTCAATCTTAATATATTTTGGCGTATATTTGTAAATTATAGTATATACTCCATTATCACTAGGATTAATTATAGTATCAGTATTTTTTAATCTCAATCTACCATAAGATGATATTTCATAATTATCGTATAACACTTTCCATTTCTCTTTAGAAATATCTAAATTAGGAAAGAATTTGTCATTAATATCTTTTATAGTTCTAAACATTGTGTTGTCCTTTAATGTTAAAAAGCGGGACACCCAACGCATTGAGCATCCCTTGTTATTTTTAATTACGCTACATCAGATCTGAAGAGTGCAATTTCTAAATTAGGGTTACTTGTTCCTAGAAGTGCTTTACCACCGTAAACAAGAAGTCCTTTAGACATTGAAGCGAAACGCTTTTCAGCATCCAAGAATTCAATATCAGAAAGAGCTTGAACAAATTGAAATCCACCATTAACACCAGCAAGAGCTTCTGAACCAACAGATCCAGGTACAAGGTTATTAGACATAAAGATGTCAAAACCAAGATAACGCTGAACAAAACCAGTTTTACGAGCTTCTTCAAGAGTAGTTGAAGCAGTTTCAATATTTGTCTTAGCAATAGCACCAGCAACAGCAGGTGGAACTACAAGCCAACGACCTTCTTGAGGAACATTATTTCCATCCATTTTAACTTTGATAGAAGCAATCCAATCAAGAACATTACTCTCGTCAATTGTTCCACCTGTAATAGGAGCAGCATCTGCTGTAATTTGAGATGCGATATAAGTGTCAACACTTTCAGCAAGACCATAAGCACCTCTGTCTACATACATAGGAAGTACATTCATTGCTGATTCATAATTATCTACCTTATCAAGGTAAAATGCGAAATATTTCGCTTGATCAATTGGAATATCAACATTTACATCAGCGATATCTTGAACTGTGATATCTGCTCCAGTATAATCGCCAATAGTGATACTACCAACACCAGGAACTCTATATGAATCCCCTCTTTTTAGTCCGTCCGCTGAAACATAATCTACAAGACTTGAGAAAACAAGAGATTTGTCAAGTTTTGCAAGAACCATTCCTGTGATTACATTTTTAGGGATAAATTTGTCTAAATGAAAAGCCATTTTGGTTCTCCTTATAAAATTTTTTAATTTCTGTAAAATTTTAGAGTTTAAATATACAAATGCAGGGACACCTCCCTACATTTATATTAGGGGAATTATACCATATTTTTAAATAGATATTCCCATTTCTTTAGCAATATTATCAATATCATTCATAACATCTTTAACACTTAGGTCTTCAAGTTTCTTTGTGATATTATGTTGTTTTGATATTGTTTCGTTACCAGGCTTTTGATTTGATTTTAAATCTTCCGCATTTTCTTCAAGTATTCTGTCAATACCTTTATCATAACTTAAATATTCATCACCATCTTTAAATAATATATCACCATCAATCTTTTCTACTCTACCAGAATCAATCAATGTCTTAATAAGATGTTTTGAACCGTAAACTTTTGAACTTAATGTTTCCGATAACTTATTTGTCAATTCAGCATTCATAGCCTGTCTTTCAAGGTCTTTTGCTTTTTGTTCAGCAGCTTCCCATTTTCTTTCAAGAGATTCAATCTTTTCTTCCCAACCAGCAGTAGCTACTTTTGCTTTTGCGTCTTGAGTAAGTTTATTCTTAACATTCTCTACGAAATCAAATACATCACCACCATCATATCCTAACTCTTGTAATGCTTTATCTTTTTGTTCAATCTCCTTTTTAAGTTTAGGAGCGACTTTCTTTTTACTAGATAAATCATTTAGCTCGGATTGAATTTCTTCAAATGCTTCAATTATTGTATCATATTGTTAATTATACACTTGTTGCGTAGTTTATCATTGTTGCTATACTATCACCAATTGATACTTTTTGCTCTGGTGTAATATATTCGTCAAAATTATCAGATATTGTTGTTAATATATCTAACTTTTGTTTTACTGCTGTTGGGGTTGGTGTATATTCAGATTTATACATAACCTTATATTCAACTTCTTCACCAATAAATAATGAAAATAATTCAGCAATATCATCTTCTAAATCCGTTGCCATTCCAGCAGTTCTCATCAATTGATAATTACTACCTAAGAAACTATAGGACATAGCTACACCTGATTTAGTAGAATTACCCGTATCAACCGCAGATGCTCCTAATACATTCGCAATCTTAATCAATGCCTGAACATTATGTTCTGATGATGTTCTCACTGTTGATAATACTTGTGGATCTGGAGCAATATATTTTGGAGATTGTGAAGCATCATTTTCAATGAATATTAGATTATGTGAACCAATTTCTACATTTTGGTCTGGTTGAGTTCCTGGAACTACTAAAACACTAAATGATTGTATTCTCTCTAAATCTCGTTGTTCACTATCTTGATTATATATTGTTAATGCAACTCTACATAAATCATATAATGGTGGTTGTGGTAATATCTCTTTTGTTTCAGATGTATTAACTTGTATTACTGGAATACGACCAAATCCATGTTCAATTTCTGTTATAGTTTTATATTCTCCATTATGTATTCTATATCTACGATATATTGTACTATCCCAATAGACATACTCTCTCTCACCATCTTCATTCTCTTCCATAAAAAATGATATCTCTGTTAAACGATTAAATTTATCAATCTTAAAAGAATATACATCTTGTGGTAGTTTCATATAGATATATGGGAATAATCTTTCGTCTATTGCTTGTTTCTTTGTTGATGGAACATCACTAAAATTATCCATAACTATAAATACATTACCCAATAGGCGTGCCATTGTTATTGCATTCTGTGAAAAATCCTGTAGATGTGTATTATTAACATCAACATTCTCTATAAAAGCATTAAATAAATCATTATTACTCTCTCTAAGTGCCTTTTGAGCAAATACTGGAGTAATTATACTATCCAATATCCCTTTTACAAAGTTTTTATAATATGATTGCTTTCGTCTTGATTCAAAATCAAGTTCTCGTGTGTGTGGGAATAAATAACTTCCGTCAATATATCCACCTTCTCCTGTATACGAATTTAATACAAATTCATATCTATTCCAATTTGCCGTCTCAAATGAATTATAAATAGTCATTATCGTTTCCTTCTCCATCTGAATATATTTATCAGACCTTTTATTAATTTATACATTTATATACCTATTCTAGTAAATATTATTTTACCACCAGCCGCTGCTTCACGAGAATAAGAATATCTTAATGCATCTATACAATGGTTATATTTATTGATAGGTTCATTTGTTGGAACACCATCTCTCTCTTTCCATGTATATTGATTAAATTCTTCTATTATCTCATTACAAGACGGATGAACTATTATCTTATGTTGTAATAAGTAATCTATACCCTTACGAATACTATCTTTACCCTTTTTAGCTGGTATTACATTTAATCCCTTTGAATATAAATCTTTTATACTCTTTGGTTCAGCACTATCAGCATATATTGATGTTGTTAATCTAGCTTTATCGTATAATGTCTTCTTCAACTTATCATATATCTTATCATTGGTCCATTCATACCCATAATCTATATGATAAATATAGATAATCTTATTAACAGGATCATGCTTACTTAAAATTATCGCTGTTGGATCATTTACATACCCAAAATCTAAACCTATCTTTATCTCTAAAAATTCTAATAATTTACTATCCCATTCAAAATCGTGTATCTCCCAATTATTAAAAACTTTATTTCCTAATACTCCAAAGTTTCCCAAACAATATACTTCATAGTGATATGGTGATGTTATTCGTAAATTCTCTAATGTTTGTTTCTCTTCTTCACCTAAAAACTTATTATCTTTGTATGTTGTTTTTAATATAGTTATTTTTTCATCTTCAAAGTGTTTGTCTGTATCTAACCATATTCCTTCAAAAAACATCTTATATATCCAATGTTGTCTGAATACTGGGTTAAATAATAATATCATTCTCTTTGGAAATTCAGATATACCTCTTTGACGAATCAATAACTGTTGATAGTCCATCTCGCTAATCTCTGTTGCTTCCTCTACCATACAAGTATCAAAAGCATCTGCCTTGAGTGGAGTTAACGATTTTAAACGCTCACTATCATCTAATCCTACTAAAGTTATTGAACCATTACCTACCAATGATTCAAACACCATATCCGTCTTATGGACCTTTATATAATCTTGTAATTTGTATCTATATATTGCCTTATTAAGCTCTAACCATACAGATTTACGCATTGATTTAGCAGTCTTACGAGCAACTATGATACTTCTACCCTGTAACATCCAAAAGATAGCATATGCGAACATTTGATAGGATTTTCCTGAAGACGATCCACCAAAAATTATTTGATGTCGTTGAGGTTTATCAAAATATGGTAAATATACCTCGTTAAATATTTCAGGATTTAATGAAATATCCATTTATTCGTCATCCTCATCTGGTTCAATTATATCTAATAATTGAATATCTTCTTCTTTTGGCTCTTCTACTTCCGCAAATCCAATACGAATACTTCCCTCTAAATTCAATTGTTGCTGGTTT